CGGCGCTCCGGCTGGAGGCCCTCGTATGAAGACCGTGGACGCATCACTTCAGGCGTACCTTCAGCAGTGCATTGATCTCGGCCTGGACGAGCTGCCGTACTGCGAGCTCTATACGTTGACTCTCGCCAGCGGCGATGTGCTGAACTACACGGACTTCGACGCCAGCCTGATTGTCAACGGCACAACGTATCTCGGTACAGGCCTGGTGATACCCGATCGCGGCAACATCAGCAGCAAGGTGGGCACCGAAGTGGAAGAGATGGAGCTGCACTTCCATCTTGGCCAGGACGATAACGGAAATTTTGCCGCCGTGCTGCGCGGTATGACCATGCATATGCTGGCGGCGGCCGGTTGGCTCGCACAGGCACAGGTCACGGTCTCGCGCCTCTTTTGGAGCCAGCCGCCTGAAGGCGCCATCGCGCTGATGCCGCCGTGGGCGCCGGTGCTGAAGTTCAGCGGAAAGATTCAGAAGGCTACCGAGATCTTGCGCACAATCTGCTCCTTCGACTGCGCGGCGTGGACGCAGCTGCTGCAGCGCAATGTGCCGCAGACCATCATGTCGCCTGGCTGTCCGTACAAGGTGGGCGATGCGCGCTGCGGCGTGACACTCGCCACCTATGCGGTCAATTGCGTGGCAGGTGCCGGGTGCACGCAAACGCAGCTTGTGGCCGCACAGCTTACGCAGGCCGATGAATATTTCTCCAACGGCTTTCTGGTCTTCACCTCGGGCGCAAACCAGGGCATAGCGGCGTCCATCAAGTACTCGACGCTTGCCGCCGGGCTTCGCCTGGATGGTCCGCTACCAGCAGCAGTGGCCGCGGGAGACACCTTCATCGCGTATCCGGGCTGCGACAACACGGCCGCAACGTGCGCGTCGAAATTCAACAATGCCGGAAACTTTTCCGGACAGCCTTATGTGCCAGCGCCGGAGATCGCCTTCCTATGACCACGCGCCGCGAGCTGGCAGCGCCAGCGTTACCCAACTCGACTGAGCCAGAGCCCAGCGCGCTGCGCGCTCGGATTGTTGAGCTGGCTCGCGGGTGGCTCGGCACGCCGTATCTCTCGATGGGGCGCGTAAAGGGCGCCGGTGTGGACTGCGCCATGATGCCCTTGGAGGTCTACATCGAGACCGGGCTGCTGCCACAGACACAGATTGCCTTCTATCCCGAGCAGTGGGCGCTGCACCATGACGAAGAGATTTATCTGCAGCGGCTGTTGGAGATTTCCCAGGGCACGCAAGTGCACGAGGTGATGCCGCCTCCGGAGCGCGTTCCACTGCCTGGAGATTTTCTGCTCTTCCGCCTGGCGCGCACCTTCGCCCACGGTGCGATCGTGATCGACTGGCCGCTATGCATTCATGCTCACCGTCGCCGCGGAATCACCCTAGTGGATGCGCAAAGACACAAGATGCTCGCGCAAAAGATCGAGGGCGGCGACGTGATGTGCTTCTCATTTGGAGACACCGATGTTCGGCTCTAACTCCAAACAGACGCCGAGCATCAGCACGCTGCGCGCGAACAGCGCGGAGTATGGCCTTGTGTTGGCCTGCATGCGCGGCACCAACCGCATGGCGGGCCGGCTGCTGGACTGGGCGGACTTCAAGGCAATTACCCACGAGGCCTCGGGCGGCAAAGGTGGAGGCGGAGGCAAAGGTAGCATGAGCAGCGACACATACCAGGTGGCATGCGACATTGCGCTCGCGATGGGTGAAGGCTACGTCGGCATCGGCCTGGTATTCGACGGACAAGGCGTGTACGGCAAGGGCACGATGATCGAAGAGATCACCATTCCATCCGGCAATCCTGGCAGCTACACCCCACAGGTTGCCACGGAGGGAAATTATTCCTACGACGCTGGCGTCTCCATCATTACCACGGAGCAGGTGTGGGTGCCCGCTTACGATTCCGGCAGCAGCCTCCCTTCGGGCGGCGGCGCGGCTGGTGTTGGCGATGGCTACTACGAGACGGTCGACGTTTACACGCCGATGCGCAAAGTGGGCGGCTCGAATCCCGGCGAGGGCCAGTACTGCGTCACTGGCAGCGGCACGAACGTGAAGTACCTCTTCAATTACGCGGACGCGGGCAAGTCCGCAAAGTTGAGTTGCGGCACCACGGTCAACGTGGTGGCTGAGTTCACATTCTTCAACGGCTCGCGGCCGCAGACGGCGTGGGCATATATGCTCGGCCGCTATCCTGCGCGAGCGGTGGCCTACGCTGGCATCTGTCACGTCGCTGCCGAGAGCTACCAGCTCGGCACGTCTGGAACCTTGGATAACATCCAGTTTGAGTTGATGGGACCAGGCATCTTCGGCGGCGGCATCATGGACGCGGGTATTGACTCATGCCTGCACATGGTGCTCGACGATCCGGACGGCGGCTGCGGTTTCCCCACCAACCTGATCGGAGATCTCACGCAGGCCATCGCCTACTGCGCGTCGCAAGGCATTTTCTTCTCGCCGAAGTGTGACACGCAGCGCACGGCCGCCAGTTATCTGGACGACTGGTGCGCAGCCGCGAACCTCGCGATCTGCTGGAATAGCGGACTGCTGCAGTTCATTCCTTATGGTGACACGCCTCTGGCGGGCAACGGCTACACCTTCGCGCCGGACATGACGCCGGTGTACGACCTGGACGACGACGACTTCATTGCCGAAGACGATGAGCCGCCGTTGCGGGTTGAGACCGAAGACATCGAGACGCTCGCAAATTGGTTTGAGGTGGACATCCTCGATCGCACGCTCGGCTATAACACGCACCCGATCCCCGATAAGGATGACGCGCTGGTATGGCGCTTCGGCCGCATCAATGCCTCGCCGATCAAAGCAGACTTCATATGCGATCCGAATGTGGGCGCGATCGTGGCCAACATCATGCGCCTGCGCAAGACGCAGGTGGAGATCCTCTGCATCACCTTCAAACTCGGCCCGCAGTACGAGCTGCTGGAGAAGATGGACATTGTCACCATCACTAACCCGGAGATGGGCTGGGTGAAGAAGCCGTTTCGCTTGAAAGAGCAACAAGAGGACCGCGAGACGGAGACGATGGAGTGGACTGCCGAGCCCGTGGTGTGGGGCTCGTGCTCGGCAACGCAGTATGCCAAGCAGGCGCCAGGACAGACGGCCACGCAGCTCGACATCGCGCCGGGAAGCATTCTGCCGCCGATCATCTTTGAGGCGCCGGACTCCATCGTTCAGACGCCCGGTACCTACGAGTTGTGGATCGGGCTCTGCGGCGCGACGCTGGCGACGTGGGGCGGTTGCAACGTGTATGACTCGTCCGACGGCAATACATACAAGAATGAGACGCCCGAAGGATTCAGCGGTGCGAGCCGCATGGGCGTGCTCACCGCGGACTTCCCCGCGCTCTCACCGGCCGTCGCCGGTCTCGATGCGGTTAACACCCTCGCCGTTAACCTGACGGAGAGCGGCGGCACGTTGACCAGCGGCACGGCCGCGGATCGCGACGCCTTCCGCACGTTGTGCTGGGTCGAGGCTGCGAACGGACAGTTTGAGCTGATCAGCTTTGAGACGGCAACGCTCGTCACAGGCAGCACCAACGCTTACCAGATCACCAGCATTCAGCGCGGCGTGTATGGCACGCCGGTGCTCGATCATCCTGCCGGCATGAGGTTTCTGCGCTGCGATGACGATTCGATTCTGAAGCTCTCGTTCAGCGCCGCCGACGTGGGCACCACGGCGTATCTGAAGGCCACTAGCTACAACATCTATAAGCAGGGAGTGGAGGAGCTCTCGGCCGTCACCGCGTACTCCTATTCCCTGCAAGGCCTGTTCAACAACTCAGGGCAGATCGTGGCCAACAACGCCACGGTGGACTATGACTCGACGACGCTGACTTCTTCCGGCGTGACGATCCGCGCGTATGGTGCGGTCTCCAATACGCCCACACCGGGGACGGCAATCACCTTTTTGAAAGCGGACGGAAACTATTTCACCTGTCCCGCGCTCACGCTGTCGGGCGCTGCGCTGGTGACAACGTACTACGCGATGCTGAATCGCGCGGCGGATGCCCCGTACTGGCTCACCAGCTATTCGGCGGCAATCACGGCAATCGGTCACGGCCACATCATGATCGGCTCGGTCACCACGCCATCAGCAAGCGGCTCGGGTGGCTCGACGGGCGGCGGCGGTGGCACGAGTGGCGGCGGCGGCGGTGGCCGCGGCACTGGTACCGGAATTAGCGAGAATTAGAGGGGATGATGAAGAAGCTCTTATTGATTGCAAGCATGTTTGTCTGCGCGCTCGCCTCGGCGCAGAGCACGATGACGATTACGTCGACGACGATCTCCAATCTTCAAGGGACACAGCTTGCGAGCGGCCAGGCGTGTCTGCTGGCGACAGACAACGCGGGCAACGCGATCTCGCTGCAAGCTGCCGGAGGCGGACAAATTGAGCATGTAGCCGGGTGTGTCACGGTGACCAGTGGCGTCATGACGATCACCGCTCCAAACACCGCCGCGACGAATCCCTCGAATCCCTGCCTCGCGCTCACCGTGACGGATACCGGCAGCGGCCCAACCTACGGCCAGGCGGTCCTCGACAAGGGATATGAGTGCCTTCAACCGTCGCCCAGCGCGTACTGGTGCAACAGCAGCACCAACATCTGCAACCTCGATAACTTCATCCCGTCGGGAATGTCAGGTATGGCCGTTGTAGCAGGGCCGCAGGGTTCGACTGGCGCGCCAGGGACACCGCTCACTTTTTTGGGGACGTTCGCGAGCGCTCCATCGAGTCCGGCAATTGACAACGCCTATCGTGACTCAACGCTTGGACAGACGCGCGTCTGGACTGGCTCCGCGTGGACGGAGATGAACCAGGACGGCGCGACCGGAGCGACTGGCCCAGCCGTGCCCCTCGCATCCACGACGCCACTCAGCGACGGCACCGCCTCCGTGGGTACCAGCACCACCGCCGCGCGCGCCGATCACGTTCACCCCTCGGACACCAGCCGCGTGCCGACCGCAACCACCGTCAACGGACATGCGCTGTCGGCAAACGTTGTGATCTCTGCATCGGATCTCACGACGGGGACGCTGCCGCACGCGCAACTGCCCACACTTGTCAGCGGCGACATCCCGGCCAACGCGGCAAACACCACAGGCACAGCGGCGAGCTTCACCGGCTCGCTCGCGGGCGATGTGACAGGGACGCAATCAGCGACAACGGTATCCAAGATCAACGGAGGCGCTGTTCCGGTCTCTGCGAACGGCCTAGCAACTGACGCTAACGGTAAGCCGCTAACGCAAACAGCGCACAACCAATCTGTGCCTGGAAGCTGCACGACGACTAACAGCGGCAATGCGTATAGCTGCACGACCTCACCCACGTTTACTCCGGCTGCTGGTGACAAGGTGGACGTGTATTTCAACGCGATGAACACTGGAGCGGCAACGCTAGCCGTAAACGGATCAAGCGCGGTAGCAATCTACAAGTGGGGTAACACCACTGCTCTAGTGTCTGGAGACATCCAAGCCGGGCATTACATCCGCGCAGCCTATGACGGATCGCACTGGCAGCTCGAAGGGCAGCTCGGCAACGCGAATGCGACGCAGGTCGACGGGGTAACCGTCCCGTCTCCAACGGCCGGGTACCTGTACTACAACGGAACCACCTATGTGTGGCAGGCCGCCAGCGCAGGGGTTAGCGTCAGGCAGACGGTGAGCACGGGACCTGTTGATACCAACGGCCTGCCGACGTTGTTCCCAAGCACTTCTGCGTCGCTGTCGATCACGACGCAAAATGTCACCTCAAGCGTGCCATTCGTGGCGACGGCGTCTCAGGGCTTTAATGCGTCAGGCAAGGTCGATTACGTCTACCAATCGACCGCCAATTTAACGTGGTCATCGCTCACGGCATCGACGACAGACTACCTATATGTCAACGCCTCCACCGGAGCACTTGGCTTCACCACGCTTCAGCCGATCTACCAATTCGGCGGGACTCCTGCAGTTACCAGCGGACAGTTCACATTCAACATCGGCCAGATGATCGGTTACCTCGGCAACGGCACGACGGCGGTCGCTACGCCGATTGTTTTTGTCGGTGAAGTGGTGACAGGAACGAGCACCATAACTAGCTCGACGGCCTATGCATACAACGGGATGTACACATCGGCGTTGCAGGCGATGCCGGTATCATCGACGGCTCTCTCCCTGAATCACAACTTAGGGGTGAATGCCAGCGCTATATCAGCTAAGTGGACAGCCGTTTGCACAGTGTCCAACCTCGGGTATCTAGTTGGCGACGAGTACGACGTTCCGGGGATTGAGTATTCGAGCAGCAACGGTTCTTATGCGTATGGAGAGGCAACCCGGAGATTGGTGGCTCTGTTAGTTCCAAACACGGAGACTTTGCCTGCCTTTATGCCTGCGGCCGGCGGCCTTGCCGCTTCTATTACTGTCGCCGATTGGAATGTTCGGCTCTATGCTAGGAGGAACTTCTAATGAACTACTGGATCAGCGCATCTACAGGTGCGATCTACGAAGGCGACTGCCAACCCGGCGACATTGCGGCAACCCCGGCACAGGTGGCTGCGTGGCAAGCACAGGTAGCCGCGACCTTACTTCGGGCGCAAGCGCAAGCCCTGCTGACGGCCTCGGACATTCAGGTTGTGCGTTGTGTTGAGTCCGGCACGGCGCTGCCTGCGGCCTGGGTGACATATCGCTCCTCGTTGCGCTCCATTGTTTCCGGTGGCACGGGCACTCTCCCGACGCGGCCCGACTGGCCATAGGTTGAGCTGCTCGTGCCCCGTGCCGAGGTGCAAAACCGTGCTCGGACGGCAGGGCGAGTAGGTAAATGGTGCCTGTCAGATAGTGACTAGTGAGTAACTTTTCCGCTATGGACCGTAGAGCAGCAAGCAGGTGACCTGCCAAACCCAAAAA